CTGGTGGCTGCAGCGGTAGCTGAAGCAGCAGCTGAAGTAGCCGAAGTGGCAGCAGCAGTCTGGCTGGTCAGTGCGCTGGAAGCGCTAGTAGCAGCACTGGTAGCAGAGGTAGCAGCAGCTGCAGCGTTAGCTGCACCCGTAGAGATGTTGGCATCTACGTAATACTTTGTAGCTACATCCTGTGCGTTGGTAGGGTTAGCAGCACCTGTGATGGCGTAGCCACCAGCAGCCAGAGCTGAGCCGAGAGTTTTGTTCGAAATAGTCTGGGCATCGGTATCTCCCACAACGTTGCCAGTAATCCCATGCACACCAGCACTAGCGTTGACGTGAAGGTTAGACTCACGAAGGTCACGACCGATAACCATGTGACGAATGACCGCACCAGCTGAGTGGTCGACAGGAGAAGAGCCGTCCACTCCACGGGTAACCGTGATAGTGGTAGAGCTGGACGAGGTGACGTCAATGATTTCTTCAAGGGCAGTATCTGGGTCAATGACCACAGTGAATGTCTGACCAGCAGATAGGGTGATGCCGGGCATCAAGGTAGCTGCAGAAACAACTGGCAGCACCGTTGCTCCTGAAGTTACAGAGCCAGTGAGTGTGGTCTGTTGGGACCGTGAGGTGTACTTACGAACTGTCATCTATCTACCTATCGGCTGTAGTGGACGCGGGCGGGGAACTGAAGCTTCTGCTTGAGTGACTCTTCTTCCAGACGGGTCTGGAATAGTTGCTGAAGATTCTTGCTGACGTTGATGCCAGCGCCATAAGGGCGCTTGCTGTCGTACTCATCAGCCGCTGCAGAAGTAATAGACATACGGGCTGGGTCAATGTAGGAAGTCAGACGAGCTGCTGCTCCGTAGATAAGTACGTCGCGCATGGTCGAAGGCAACCCTGTGGTTGCTTCAAAGTTGTCTGACTCTGAGGTAAAGAGTGAGGGTTGCTTAGCATAGACACAGTGCACGGTACGACCGGGCAGGATGTTGTCGTACAAAGAAACGGTACGGCTGTAGCCAGAGGTGATTCCGTCTGGTGTCTGTACTCCCCATGTGTTGGTATCAGCCAGTGGGTCCCAACGCCATTGGCGGATGGGCAACCATTCCTTGGTAGGACCAACAGTCTGCCATGCCATGTGCAAAATCTGGATAGCCTCAGAAGGAATCTGGTAGGTAGTACGGGATGCTAGGAATGAGAAGTCCGTTGAGCCAGTAGCAAAGACTTTAGGGTAGACAGAGTTAATCGTGTCGTTGATAGCACGCATGATGGAGATGCGTGGGTAGGTAGGAGTGATGGTTACCTTTGTGCTGACCGCATGAGCAGCAGCAGTGGTGCTGTTGTAGCCACGCCCATAAGGGGCGATGGTCAGAGTATTGGACTGACGGTCGTAGGACTCAACCCACATCATCTCGTCCTCAATCTCAATGACACCCTTACCAATGTTGCTGGTATCTCCCACATACAGAACCAAGTCACCAGAGGTGCATGGCTGAGTCAGGTAGGTAGCACGGTCTTGACGGTAGGTGTACCCCTGAATGTCAAGCTGTGTATCGTTAATTAAATCGCCAAGAGTTGTCATCAGGTATGGATAGTCCTCAATGCGGTAACCGCTTCGACGTTCTCACTACGACGGGTGGACGTAGCGGCAATAGTGTTAATGGCGTCGATGCTCTCCTGAAAGGCAGGAGGTTGACGGGTCGAACTAATCTTGTAGTTAAGCGATGCGTTGATGGCTGTGCCAGCTGGGGCACCAGTCCACTTGTTGCATGCAGCTTGGATGTCAAGGTAATTGTCAAGAGTTGGGTAGCTGTTGCCACCATTAGCTAGACGATTGAACTCGTCAAGGATGGTAGAGCCAGGGTAACCGTACAAAGTAAATGAGTTGCCGTTGAGTACAACTGTGCCATAGGTAGCCATTACCACTTCACCTTATCTGCCCAGTATGCTGCGCTCATTTTGCCCTTGGCAATGTTCGCGGCATGACGTGCCTTAAATGATTTCTGTCGTGCTGTAGGTTGATGGTCTCCAGTCACGCCTTGCTGACCGAAGCGAATAGTCTTCACTTGGTCACCTGACTTAGCCACAACAACGTGAGACTTAGTAGGGTGGCTAGGTGTACGCTTAGGCTTGTTGTAGCCTGATACACCTGCACGCTTGAGGCGTGGGTCTGGAGAGGTCATCTTACTTTCCGCCTTTTTTCTGTGGCATTGCCACTTTCTTTAGGTTTGGATTCTTTGCCTTAGCAGCAGGTGATGCAGCGCGAGTAGAAGCTGCGAGGATTGCTCCTGCGTTCTTTGTCGGGATGCCCTGCTTCTTAGCGATTTTCTTTTGTGCGGCTGCGAAGCCCATGCCCTTTGCCATTATCGTGTACCCATTCCTAGTTGACCAGCTTTCTTCTGCTTAGCGTAAGCATCAGCTGCTGATTTGTTTTGACGAGCTGCATCAGCCTTCACACCTGCTGGTGTGAGGCTTTTGATATTGGCGTTCATTGCAGCTTCACCCGTGAGTTGCTTAGGCTTAGCTGGTGGTTGAGCAGTTGCTGACTTCCTCACCGCTGGGGTACTAATACCCGGCGTAGGAATTCTATTTGGCATGGGTTAGAAACCGCCGCCCTTGCCACGTCCACCCTCAGGTGCGACGTATACGCCTTGTACTACTTCAGAAGGACCCATGCCTGTCTTGCCAACGTTTGGCTGTGCCATAGGTGCTGCTGCTGGTCCGACTCCTCCAAAGAAGTCAGCCTTGTTAACATTTGAAACATCGGTAGCTGAGCTACGTTGCTTCGGGTTCATCATGTCTGCCATTTTTATTTTCCTTTTCCATATGGTGTTGGAACGTCGAAGCCTTTGATGACTGAAGCATCTTGACCCGGCGCAACTCTGACTGGTGCCTTGATGGTGACGGCGGTTTCGTTATTGCAATCGCAACCGTCTACTGAATTGACGCACATATTATTTTCCTTTTCCTGTTGCTGAGCCTACGCTGCCTTGACCGGGGGTAATGTGAGAATTATCCGAAGCCTTAGTACGAGGGCTGACTACTTGACCTGAACATCCGCATGATGCGCACATTAGACTGCTCCTACTTCTTTCATAACTTCTGCTGTTGACTTGTTAATCACTGCTGCCTTTGGCATCGTGCCACCGTCATAGGGTTTGTTGAGAACCTCTGAGGCTTGGTATGCCTTTTCTATAGCAGCTCGATTGGTTCCCTCCGGTTGGATACCATCCGCACGGGCTCGCTTATAGAAATCTAATTCGGCGTCCCACTTCTTCTGGGTAGTGCCTGATGCCACCACATCGCTGCGGGCATCTCCTGCATTCAGCTCTAGTGTTTTAATCTTGCAACCAAAGCAAGTGCAATCTTCTGCACCAGTGTGGTCTGGGTTACCAGCCACCTGACCGAAGTCTGGCCATCGAGTATCTGAGCGTGCATCACATCGTGTGCATCCGTAGTACTCAGGTTCATAGGTAAAGAGATTGACATTCACCAGCTTGGTGATGTGACCTTCAAGGTCGCACTTACTCTGAGAAGATGTAGCTTCCGTATCCTGCTGCAATGAGTTCCGTCCTTTGCTCATCAGTAATGTAGTTCTTGTAACCACCGTAGAAAACCCAACCCGGGTCAGCTGCGCTGGTCTGGTCTTCGGTTGGGTACCGAATCTCGTACCATTTGCCAGCTTGCCGATAGACAGTGATGCCGCGTTCTAGGCGAAAGCGGATAAACAAACGTCCACCACCTGCTGGTCCTTCAGAGGTAGTAGGAGTTGTGAAGTAATACTTAGTCATGTCACTCCTTAATAGTGGACTCACCATAAGGCTGGGTCGTGTTCGCCGTTCCCAGCCTTACAGTCAATTAACTATTATTGAAAGTCGATTGAAGATGTAGACTCAATGCGATAGAGAGCCTCATCACGGTAGATTGACCAGCCAGCAACGCCGTACCAACCCAATGGGCGGTGACGCATGAGCTTGTCAACTACTGGTCCGATGACGACGTGGAACTCTTCGGCAACGGCTTCAGCCAATGCCTGTTGTCCAGCGAAGTAGGTGTTGAACACCTTGACCACAGGGGTAACAGTTACTGCAACACCAGAGGTGATAGCAGCAGCGAGAGCTGTTGTCAAAGTTGCAGTTGAACCGGAGATGGCAGTGATGACGTTTCCGGTAGCAGCACCAGTGATAGCAACAGAGTCACCAACAGCAATACCAGAGGTAGATGCGAGAGTAATTGTGGTATCTCCCGAAGCCTGTGATGTTGTGGTGGTTGTGCTTACTGTTGAGAGTGAAGCACCTGACTTGTTAGCAAACATACGAGGAGACTCGACGTAGAAAGCACCTTCGTAGGTACCGATTTCTCCCGCCCAAATCTCATCATTTGCTTGGTACTCGTGTGGCTGGCGCCATGAACCCACGCCTGTTTCGGCGCGAAGGTCGTGTGCAACTTCTGGGTGGATACCTGCCCAGTAGAGGTTACCCTTACGAGGGATAGCCTTGTTTGAACGCAACTTAGCAACAGCCTTACGAGCTGATGCAGAGTTGAAGGTATCTGAAGAAGTAACAGTTGCAGAAGAAGTACGTGCGTTAGGACGCAATACGTTTGCGCCTGTAGCAAGAACGTTCTGTGCGAGAACATCGACAGAGTCTGCCATGTTGTAGGCGATGATGTTAGCAACGGCTGGGTCTACATCAGCAAGGCTGAAGAGTTCCAATGCACGTGTAACAAGTACCGCGTTACCGTACTCTTGAAGAGTAATGGTTGTGTAGGTTGGGGTAGCCAGTGCTACTGCATCTGGGTCAACTGTTTCAGTAAGAGACGAAGTCTTCTGAGTCAAGTCAACGTAGCGTTGCAATACAACTGAGGAACCCGGGATGCTCTGACGAGCAGGGGTCTTGTCTGCTACTGCGCGGACAAGTGGCTGTGCACGGAGCGCGAACTCGATGAGGCGGTCATAAGCCTTTTGTACGAGACCAGCTGCACCAACTGTACCACCAAGAGAGGTGGAGCCAGTATTTGTATATGCATTTGCCATGTGTTGCACCTCCTTATGAGGATGTTAGATTCGGTTGATTAAAAGTTGCCCGACTGAATCATTGCGATAATCTCCTCCGCAGAACCTGCGTCGTTGATTCGCTGAATCGCATCGAGCGATTTGTCCGGTGACAATGCACCTTGGGTGACAAGGTCTTGCTGCCGTAGGGCAGCCCGGTCAATTTGTTGCTGAGGGTCCACCTCAACTGGCTTAGCCAATCCGAACAGGTCACCGTTATCATCGAGCCAGTGCGAGACTGTCTCCTCGTTAACGTCTTCCAAGTCCTTCATGATTAAGCGGGCAGCCTTTTGGTTGACGCCCTTAGCTTCCAAGACTTCCTTAACGACTCGTTCTTTCTGAGCTTTTGAGAGCGACTCAAACTTCTCAGAGATGTCCTTGTTTACTTTCTGTTGTTCACGCAACTGCTTGCGTAGTTGCTTCACCAGATTACTGTTGTCCTCTGGTGCAGAAGTTTCTTCGAGGTCATCGAAGTCGTCTTCGTAGTCAGTGTTTGTTGCCATAGCAACCGTTCTCCCATTCTGTTTGTTGTATCGCAGACCTCAGTTCACCCTCGGGGAAAGGTGGCTGGCTTCTACTACCGGTTTCTTATACGCCGTACGGGGCCGGTCGGTCCGCACGGGAATCTATTTAGAACTTGCCTTGGATTGACTTACCCAATGAGCCGGTGTATCCAGCCGCTGCGCTTGCTCCAGCTACACCAGAGCGTCCAGCGAACTGTGCCTTCTCAAGTTCTTGTAGTTGCTGCTTAGCACGGGCGGCGCTCGCCGCACCTGTTAAGCCGAACTGTTCTGCTTCAGCTGCAGTCTGGTCATAGTTGATACCAGATGCACCATAGATGGTGGCTAGCTTGCTAGCAATTGGTAGCTCGACACCGATGGTCTCATAGCCAGTCTTGGCTTGAGACTCAGTAACACCAGACTGTGCAATCTGCATAGCACGTGCTTGGCTAATCTCAGGTGTGCTTGCTCCCGGTGTAAGTTGCTCGGTAGCATAGGTACCAATCTGAGCAGCAAGGGTCTGTTGCTGTAGTTGAGGTAGAGTCTCACCCGGTGCTAGGAAGTAGCTGACCAAGTCAGAGTTACTGACTGTTGGGTAGTATGACTTCAAGGTAGCAAGTACCTGTGGGTCTGCGTTCTGTACCTTGTTTACTGCCAAGTCGAGGCGAGAGTTGAGTTCAGATGCAGAGACATCGTTACCAATCAAGGTAGCAAACTGTGTACGGGTAGCAAGATTCTTTACACCGTACTGAGACATCAAGTCTGTGTACTGGTTCTCTAGTGAAAGATAGTCTGTCTCACTCAATGCATTCTGTCCATTGGCTACGCGAGTGATGTTACCAGCAAAGCGTTGTTTGTATGCATCGGTCTGCTTGAGAAGCAAGGTAGCTTCTCCTGCACCGATGTTGCCTGTCATGAATCCCTTGATAGTAGGGATTAGTTCGGTAAGACCGTAAGCTGTGAAGGTATCCTGAAGAAGACTAAGAGCGTCAATGCGGGCAGCATTCTGTGCATCTTGCTGCAGCTTGAGCATTGGGTCAACAGGAGTCATGACTGCTTTGTAATCAGCAGCAGCAGCGGTACCAAGGTCAATGATACTTTTGTTAGAAGCAGTGCCTGTAGCTGCTGCTTGGTCCTGAGCAATAAGAGCTGTAGCAGATTTATTAAAATCAGACAGCTGAGCTAGCGAAGCAGTAAGCGCTGCATCCAAACTTGAAGCAGGAGCAGGCGCAGGAGTGGGGGTGTTGGCTGCTACTGCGCTAGCGTCTCCGCCGAATTCTGATGAACGCGCCATTATCCCACCAACCCAAAGGACTTAAGGATTGTATTGGCGTAGTTAGCCGCTTCTTCCTTAGCGTTCTGAGTCTGCATCCATTCAGGCTTGTTCTTCAGCATGATGGTGTAATCATTAAGACTCATGAGGTTACCCTTGCCATCTCCTTGTAGTGCCTTCTGGATGTCTGGGTTAAATACATCGGCAGGTGATACAGTCTCAAGAACCTTCTGGTTAATGGAGTTGTACTGGTCGGCAATGTCTTTGACTGTGCCGCCTGCATCTATGTAGTTAGCCAGTGGCTTGTAAGCAAGTTTGGCTTGCTCCTTGAGCTTGGTATAAATCTGGTCGACGCTACCGCCGGGCTTAAGAGTTTCATTCATGAGAGCCAAGGTATCTG